CTTGGGTGGTGGTCTTGGTCTCCTCGCGGAAATCGGTGGCCCAGATGATGTTGCCGCCGATGCGCATCCGGCCGTAAAGTCGCGGGATAACCGCCCCTTCGGTGGCCGAGGTGATGCGCAGTGTGTCGAGCCGCGCGCCCTCGATCCGCTGGGCGGGGGCCAGCGACGACACGATCCAGCTGTCGACCACCGACCCCACGGTCGAGCCGATGAAACCACCAATGGCCGCGCTGGAAAAGCCGAGGATCGCGCCGCCAAAGGCCCCGCCGATGGCAGTGCCGACAGCGCCGAGGACAAGCGTGGCCATGGAAAACTCTCAGCGTTGGGGAAAGAGGAAGGCGAAGGCCGTGCGGCGTCGCCATGTTGGAGTCAGCGGTTCCTCGATCACCCCGAGCCGCTCGTAGGCGTGCAGGAAGGTGTCGGGGCCAGTCAGGATGCCGACATGCTTGGCGATTGCGCGGGGCATCATGCGGAACAGGATCAGCGCGCCGGGAGGGGCATCGGCGGGTGCGATTTCCGGCATCATGCGGCGCGCACCTTCGGCCAGCACCTCGCGCGGGCCGCCCTCACCCCAGTCGCGGCTGTAGGGAGGGATCGGGAAGGGTTCGGGCCCCACCACCTCGCGCCAGACGCCACGCGCGAGACCGAGACAGTCGCAGCCGACGCCCTTGAGGCTGGCCTGGTCGTGGTACGGCGTTCTCAGCCAGGACCGCGCGACGGCAATGACCAGATCGGGATCGGCCGCTGTCACAACACCGCCCCCTCGTGGCCGCCATCGGTGGTGGCATAGCGCAGGACGGCATCCTGGCCGGGTATGTTGGGAAAGCCCCGGAAGTTGGCGACATTGCCGAACTTCGTGCCGCAGGTCGCGATGCGCTTGTCGCACCCGGCGCGGATGGTGAATGTGTCCGCCCCGGCGATGGCGCGCACCGGGGCTTCCAGCAGGGTAAGGATGGCGATGCCGTCGACGAGGTCGTGCGACAACACCTCGGCCCGCCGCCCGGTATTGACCCCGCTCGTCCAATCGAGGGTGCCGAAGTTGAACCAGCCGGGAGTGAAACCGGCAAGCCCCGAGGCGGTAAAGGCGCGGTCGCGCTGCAGGTCGACGATCGCGCCGGTGCCCTTGAAGGCCGGGGCCTCGAGATCGACCCCGCAGCGCGCATCGCCAAGGGCCGCATCGCATGTCGCCTGAAACGTCCGCCCGACCGTTTGCCCAAGGACGTGGGCAAGGCTGCGCACCTCGGCGACGAAGGCCAGACGCCCGCGCCGGATCTGACCGATGGCCCCGCGCCGCATCAGCAATCGCTGCGAGGTCGCGGACCAGTTCACCCGCCAGACCTCGACGGCCGCATTGTCCCAGCGGCCGTCAAGAATGTCGGTCTCGGTGATCCGGTCGGAAGACAGGACGCCTTGGGCGTCTTGCGCATCGACGGAAAGGTCGGAACCGGAGCGCACCTCTGAGGCCGCAAAGCCACTCTCCGGCTCGAAATCGGTGCCGTCAAACGTCAGTGTCTGGTCGTGGTCGGTGAAGCCAAGCGTCACCCCATCGGCCCGCACGATCCGCCAGCACCAGGCCAGCGTCGTCGTGCCCTCGTCGAGATGGGCCTGAAGTGCGGGCGGGAGAGCCTTCACTTCCGCCCCCAACCGCGCCACAGGGCGACCGAGGCCAGCGCCGAGGAAACCACGCCCCCGGCCGTGCCGGTCAGGGCGTAGAGGTTGAAGGGACGCAGATCGAAGCTGCCGGTCACCAGATCGAAATCCGCCAGCCCGGCAATGGCCAAGCCGGAGGCAACAAGGCAGGCCAGATAGACCAGCCCGCGTGCGAGGTTCCAGTTCATGATGTTGCCTTTCCTTTGAGAAATTCCACCAGCTGCTGCCACCACGACGGGGTGGCAGACGGTTGCGTCGGTACCGGCAGTGGCACGGTCGGCGGCGCTGGCAGGCTCATCGGGCGCAGCAATGCCAGCGCTTGCGCCTCGGTCAGTCGCTGGATCGGTCGTGAAAAATCCACCCGGCCATTGTGATCGACCGCCCAGACAGGAATGGTGCCAGTCGGATAGCGGCCATCACGGAACAGATCGCGCTCGGCCTCGCGCCGGGTGCGGATCGCCGCCGGTCTGAGCCAGCCCATGAACCCCTGTGCAGCGGCGGCGCTGTTGCCTGCGTTCAGATGTCGGGTCAGCGACGCTTTCGCGATGCCACCGGTGTTGTAGTGGAAACTGACCAGCGCATCGAACTCGTGCGGTTCCAGCGGCACCTTCACCGCGCGCAGCACCTCGGCCTCGTAAGCCACGATGTCGCTGCAGAAGAGCAGAAACGCCTTGCGGATCCCCGCGTCGAGATCGACGGGCATACCGCGCGGCATCCGTGCCGGATCGGGCGGCCCGGCCGAGGCAGTGTGGCCGATGCCAAAGGTCCAGACGTTCTTGACGTCGAGATAGGGTCCGGGCACGAGTCCTTCGTGCCGGACAAGGGCCAGCAGGCCCCGGTCGGTCATGTGCATGAGATCACCCGAAGATGGAGGAAAGGATCAGGATCAGGGCGGCGACCAGAAGGCCGATGCGCAGGCGGTGACTGAAGGCCTGTGCCGGGTCGGCTGCGTCGCAGCGGATGGCGCGCGCGAGACGGAGAAGTTCATGCATCGGGGTTGCCCCCTTGCCGCTGCGCAGGCGGGCGAGGACGACCTCGATGAAGGCGGGGCCGAAGACGCCGACCAGATAGGCGGCCGAGCCCGCCGCACCCCCGGCGGGAATTGCCTGCGATGGAAGGCCAAGCCAGGCGGTGATGATTGCCATGGACAGGCTGCCCATCCCGGCCGCGATCAGCCCGCCCAGCAAGATATGTCGCAGGGCATCGCGCAGCCGCATCCGCGTGGTCAGCGCGTTGGTCGCCCCGCCAAGCGCGCCCCAGGCCGCCAGGATGACGGCGGTGGAGGTCGCCAGATCGCGCAGAGCGGCCGCGACAAAGCCAGTTTCTTCGTTCATCGCCGGATCTCCAAGAGCGGGATGGATGTGATCGACCCCAGCCGCTCGAGGTCGAGGGTGACGTCGAGCATGTCGGTGTCGAAGCGGACAGGGACGTCGAACTCGAAGCCCGCCGTGATCGCCGCGCCCGCACCGGGTGCGGTGGTGAAGGTGACGCTGCCGGTGGTGGTGTAGGCGCTCCAGCCGGTCATCTGCTCGACGCCGTTCAGCGCGATGCGGACGGCCCCTGCCACCGGCTTGGCGATGGCACGGGTCCAGCTTTGCGCCCCAGAAGTGTAGCGCTTCAGCAGCGCGAAGGTGATGACCGCGCCATTGCCGGTGCCGATGCGCTGATCGGTGGGGGCCATTGCCTGCGACGGCAGGCAGGACTTGTAATCCGCCCAGTCCTTGTAGCGAAAACCGTGCAGGCGGCCATTGCGTGCCTCGAAGAAGGCCACGACCGCCGCCAGATCGTCGGCACGACGGATGCCGTAGGCCACATCATAGCGGCGGCGCGAGTTGGCCCAGCTTGCGTTGCGTTCCTCGTCCCCGCTCGCCAGTTCAACCACTTGCGTGCGCCGTTGTCGGGGAATCGGACTTCATGGAATGCCATCACATGCCCCTCCGGCCGAGCGACACCGCGCGGGCGATGTCGGCAGCGACCTGCGTGCGGGATTGCCGGAAGCTTTCGGCGTCGCGGGCCATGATGGTGACGTTGACTGCAGGCGCGCTGGTCTGGCCGTAACCTGCTGCCTCGCGGCGGGAGAGCACGCGCTCGCCCTTCTGAAGGATCGCCGGAACTTCGTCCGGCTTGATCCCGGCCCATCCGCCGGCATGCATGCGCGGGGCATTGGCAAAGGCCAGCGCGGGAACCATGCGACCGGGGCCCGGCGAGCCGACCATGCCACCGGCATGCAGGATGTTGGCGAATATCCCGCCCGCACCGCCAAGGGCTTCGGACAGTGCGTTGGCGATGGGGCCGAGGATGAATGTCCGCGCCGCCAGTTTGGCCAGATCGGCGATCATCGACGTGACCAGATCGCGGAAGTCGAGCTTGCCGGTCTTGACGAACTCGCCCACCGCGTTCTCGGCGGACGTGAAGGCCCCGACCAGCGCCAGCCCGATATCACCGCCGATGTCGCGCGCCTTGGCGGCATAGTCGGCGAGTGCCGCAGTGACTGCGCCCCATCCGGTCGCAGCTTGGTCGGCCCCTGCGGCAGCTTCAGCACCGGCATCGCGCGCCGCAGCACCCGCAGTCCCGGCAGCAGCTGCGGTGTCGTCCAATTCGCTATTCAAGTCATCCGCCGAACTGGCGGCATCTGCCAACGCCGTTTCAGCATCCGATCCGGTGTCGGTGACCGC